CCCGGCTTGCCGGGATTGGCTTTGTTGTAGGACGCCCGCCCCTTGGCGTTCAAGCCGCCCTTGGGGTTCTTGCCTTCCTTGCGGGTCCATGCTGCGGTCTTAGCCATAGAACACCGTAATTTTCGCGGCAGTGGGCAGCGTAACGTGCATGTCCGTGTTGAACAGAATGCCCTCGCCAGGGATGGGCAGCCCAAACGCAACCAAGTTGGTTGAGATGTTGAACTGCAACCGAATAGTCCCAGAAGCGCCGCCGTCTCGGATGATCACATCGCCAGCGGTGCCGCCCGAAAGGCATTGATAACCTTTAAGGCGGTTGCGCCCAGACACAATCGTGCCTGTAGCCTCCGCATGGGCGGCTTTTACGTCATATTGCATCGTCATGATGCGCTCCTATTAGGCAGCAACTGCGCCATTGAGAGCAACAATAGCCCAGCCTGCGCTGGTGTAAACCAACATGGCGGACTCGCCCACTCCAGTAAAAGTGATGGTCGTAAACCCAATCTTGGTGGTGGGAGTCAACACAGCCGAACCGCCATCCACGGCATGGGTGATGATCTTAACTTCACCAAGAGTGCCATTTGCCAACGTCAGCGCTTGTGCCGCGCCAGTAGTGGTCAGGTTGGTGTATGCGTTGGTGATGTCAACAGCACCTGCGCCAGACAGACTTTGAGCACTCAGAACAACGTCGGTGCCAAAAGAAGCGTTGGTGGTTACAGCCCCCGTAGAGCTGTCAACAGTAATGGATTGAAAGCCGTTTTGCGACCGAACCGGGCCGTTGAAGGTGGTGTTTGCCATTTGATCCTCACAAGCGAGTTAACTGTGGGCGCTCTGTCTGCTTGTCGTCAGCCGGGACTGTCAGAAACGCCGGGAACCCCGGAATAGAGTGTTTGTATCATGGCTTTGGCGGAAATGCAAGCGCCTCTCCGTCTTCAGGCAAAGTGTTTGATTTTTGAAGATTTTGCTGCTGCGTAATGACCCGCAAGTTCCACGGCACATGCAATCCACAAACCACATCGGAGCGCAGCGGGTAGATGTGGTCCACAACGTACTGCTCCCCTGTAATGCGGCTGTTTGTGATGGCAATTTGGTAAAGCTGCCGGATTGCGCTCTTTTGCTTCCGTGTCAGCCACGGAGGGGTGGCCTCCCGATGTTTACGGCGGCGGGCCTTGGTGTCGGCGCGAACCCAGACTTGATTACGCTCTTTCCACGCCTGTTGGTACTCCCGCTTAACATGGGCAGGGCGGGTGGAAGCAGCTTCAATAACTTGCTCTCGGTTCTCCAGATACCAAACGTTCTTTCGATCTTTTACGTCCTCCCGCCGGTTGTACTCCCGAAAGTACTCTGCGCGGTTCTCAGCGGCTTGCTGCCATTCCAGCTTCAGGCATTCAATGCACGCGCCTTTGGTTTTGCGCGGGGCGATGTGGCCATGTCTGCACGGCTCTCCGGTGAAGTAGTACTTGGCTCCCTGCGCTTTGGCTTCTGCGCGGGTCTTGGGTAGGTTGGTGGTGTCCATGACGGCTCCTGAGACTTAGTAACAGGTAATGTACCAGACCCAAAAACCCTGTCAAGTGTTGTACCGTCAACCGAATGAATAACACAAGACCCAAAGAAAAAGGGGGCCGAAGCCCCCTTTTTTGCCTTGAAAATCAAGGGCTTATCAGGACGAACCTGAAGAACCCCACATTCCAAGCGGATCGCTCCATCCAAAGCTGTAACGCTCACGAGCCTTGTAACGGACGTTGCCGGTATCGAAGTCTCCATCCATTGAGTTAGCCAGAGGCATACGCTCAAAGTGCTTCATGCCGTTAGGAACGTCCGTGCACAAGAACCAGCCGTTCGGGTCGGTCAAGAAGTGGTTGACGGTGTAGCCCTCAGGGATGGCACCCATCTGCTTCAACGCGTTGATGTCGTTGTCAGCAGTAGAGACGCGCAGCTCGGTATCAAGCAGACGCTTGGCAACGAACATCAGCGACGGAGGGATCACCATCTTACGGGGCTTGGCTGCAATCAGCAGGCCGCGCTCATCGGTCCACGCAGCGATTTGAATCACAGCGTTTTCCAGAGCCGTCTCGTTCAGGTCAACACCAGTGGTCGGGCTGTTGTAGTTGACGCCGCCGCCAACAAGCGGGTGGCCAACACGAGTGTTGGAACTGTTGTTGCCGAACAAAGTGACACCGTCACCGCCGAGATACGAGCCGTTGAAGCCGTTGTTGATGACGGCTGCAGCCTTGACCTGCTTGGTGTAGGCCATAGCGCGGGCCAGTGCTTTGGTGTAACGAGCAGACAGGCTGTCGTACAGATTGTCCTCAACCGCCTCTTCGGTGATCGAGAAGCCCAGAGCAATGGTCTCGTGGGTGTAGCGAGCGGTGAACGCTTCCTGCGCGTTGTCGTAAGCGATGGCAGAGCCCTCGTTCTTGACAGGCGCGGCAGAAAAGCCAGCCAGCTTGGTTTCCTCTTCAAAGCTACGCTCCGATTTCTCGGTCTCGTAGATTTCCTTGTGCTCTTCGCCGTAGCGGGCGTACTCCATACCAAACAGGGCGTTTAGGCCGGGGAGCAGCTCTTTGAGCAGTTGTGCGCGTGAAATAGCCATTTTTCAATACTCCTTACAGACCAACGGCGTTGGTATAGGTGTGGTAGCCGGGGTTGATCTTCACGTAGACATCGGTGAAGGCGTCGCCAACAACCGAGAAGCCTTGAACGTTGGGGAACCCGACAACACGGAAAGCCGCAGTGGTGGTCACAGCCGAGGACCCTGCCACGACAGAAGCCGTAGAGTTGCCTGTGGTCGTGCTGCCGGTTGCCACAGCGCCGGTAGAGAAGAACAGGTTAGCGCCCACAGCGGCTTGAGTCACCGAGCCAGCGGACTGGACTTGGAACACAACGTTGGGGTCGTCAACAACTGACGCTTGAACCACGCCAGTGGTACCCGTTGGGTAGTACTGCGAGAAGATCAACTGCCCTTGAGCGTTGTAGTACGAGCAGCCAACAAACACACCCACGATGCCGGTATTAGCGGTACCAGTGGGAAAGCCGTTGGTTGTCGCATCAGCGCCAGTGGCGGTTGCCACAGCCAAATAACCGCTTGCATTCACATACACGGGCGAACCGTTGTAAATGTTAGCGGCAGTGCCTGCGGGATCGATGAGATAAGTACGGGTTGCACCGGCATAGGGGGTGCCACCCAACTGATTTACGGGTTTTAGCCCGTAAGGGGATGCTACTGCTGCCATTTAAGGACTCCTTGTTACTTTGAACCAGAACCAAACCCGGCACCCCGTGTCGTGGAGGATTTCTTCTCCGAAAACAAAGGCATACGCGGATCGTTGTTACGCAAAAAGTGGTTATCCACTGAGTCCATCTGTCCCTGCGCTTGTTTGTTGTAATACTCTTGGCGAGCGCGGAAACGCTCGGTCGGCATTTTGCAAAGCATCAAGCCGCCAATTTCCACGTTGCCAGTTTTCTCATTACCCACAAGCATCAGCTCTGGATGGTCTGTTGCCTTGACCGGCTCCCAACCTTCCCGCATCTTCTGAGATACGTTGGTGGGATTTGACTGCCCGAGGATATGAGTACCAACCCAATGGTAAACCCACCCCGGCTCAGGTGTTGGATCAGGCAAGTTGCTCGGCGGTGTATACACAGCGCGAGCGGATTTATCGCGTGACTTCAGGTCACGGGCGGTGCGATCTTGAGATTCAACCATTTTGGGCCTCCAGTTTCAAAACTTCCTGTGCATACTTTTGCGGATCAAGATTGAACTTCTTAACCAACGCAGCTTGCGTGGGCGTAAGCGCAACCCTTCTTGGGCCAGTCGAACGACTGGCCGGAGCCACAACAGATGCAGGTTTTCTAGCCGGTGCCGTGGAAGAACCTTGCGACCGTTGCTTTTCTTCCGCGCCCCCAAAAAGCTCTGGGAACTTGGAATGTACGCGAGCGTCTATTTGCTCGAAATATTCATCAGTTCGCGGGTCATACCCGTTTGCAACTAGTTTTTGATGCAGCCCTAGTGCGTAGCTGGTAATTTCCTCAAACCCGTCGGAGCCGAACCACTGGTTTTTTGCCTGCCAGCGCAGTGTTTTCTCGTCGGCGCGTACCGTTTCAGGTTGCGGTTGTTGCCTTTGTACATCTTCTTGCGGCTGTTGTAAAGTGGGTGGGCGCATATTTTTTGCGCTTTGAGATTCCCACTTGGCTTCAGCCAATGCTTCTTGGGCAGCAATAATTGCGTCAGTATCAAATGCCTCCTGCGCCGCTTTGAGGTCTCGGCGGGCTTTCTCCAGCTTGGCCTCTGCCGCCTGCTGCGCCATCGTCATGTACTGTTCGGTACCTGACTGCACATACTGCTTGAGTCGATTGTTCTCGTCGACCATAGCCTGCGCCAACCGCTCAAGCTCCGCTTTCTCCCGCGCCAGTGCCTCTTTGGCACGGCGCTCGTCGTGACGGGCGTGGGTCAGCTCTTTGAGGCGCTTTTTGACGCCATCTGTGTATGTATCCAACTCGTCGTCGGTTGGGTCGTTTACCTCCCGGTCAAGGGGCCTGCGGCCCCTATCGCGCTCGGGGGTGTCATCAACAATATCAATCTCGACTTCGCTTTCTGAAGTCGTGATCTCAATCTGGGAATCGTCTTCCTTCTCGTCCGGAAACTTGAATTCGTTTGCCATGATTGCTCCTTATGCGCGGGTAATACCGCGAGGGTCTTGCACCACTGCATCCACCTGATCGTCGTTGATCAGACGAAACTCTTTGCCAAAAATCTTGAACCGCGTGCCGGAATAGGTACGCACCAAGATGAAATCGCCCTTTTTGCACCA